GTATCATTTTCTATCGGAGTTCGTAGTAACTTTACTGCGCTTCGATTATCAGTTAAAGTGTAGTCGACATTAGGAGTTAACAATTCTCCATTGTGTATAACCCACGCATAATTTCCACTTGTAATTGGTGATCTTAGTTCAACAATACCCGAAGAAAGAAGATTTCGTTTTACATAATCGCTCGATCCTGCACTTACCGAAGTTGTTGTTAACACATCATAAGATATTCTATTAAAGTCGTTTACATCATGATTGCTAAATGTATAAATTTCAACTACCTCGCCACTTGACGGTGCTATTGCAAACTGTATAGAATCGCTTAGTACATATTTTATACTTGCTATTCTGCACTCAATAGACGAATGCCCATCAAAGTCTAATCTAAACACGTCATTGCTTACAAACGCATCTCTAATATTTGTATTTCTAGTAACAAACTGTACTACATTGTTATCTGAAGAGTGTACTACTAAATCTTGTGTAGTAGAATCAACCACTGCCGCGCTGTCATCATAAACAATTGAAGTAGCATAAACGTGATCGTCTGCTTGTAAGAAATCTAAGTTCAATGTTTGACTAGGCAATGCTTCAAATGTTATTTGAGTATCAAGAGTCCAATAGTCTGCATTTTTTAACACAAAAATTTCTAATTTACTTCCAGCTGGGGCAACTGTTGAAAACAGTATTTCGATAGTTGCGTTCACTGGATCAAACGAATATTGAGTTGACAGTAGCTGAACTCCATCGGCAAACACTATTATATCAGTGTCATCTATAGAAGTTGTATCTTGGAATTGCCACTCTTCGATTTGGTACACTCTAGCACTGGTTGTAGTAAACGAAATATTGTAACCAGGGTTTAGAATTCTGTCGTTAACTGTAACCAATATTTTGTGAGATATCGGCAAAGCGTTAAACGGAATAGGAATATTTGTTGTGTCAAACTTATGATAGTTTGTCAAGCCGTCGGCTTCAAACGTTCTATCTATAACCATTTGACTGTAAGTTTTTAATTCACTGCCATAAATTGTCCATTGTACAAAATTATTTTCTGCAAGAACTGTAAAGTCAAAAACTATTTGTACTCTGTTCGGATAGTCACTAGTGTTTGAAGATTGAACTAGTGTATATGCTGTACCTTCGGACAACACTTCGCCATTCTTAGTTACAAATGCCGATAACTCAGTTTGCCAAACAGCACTTGTAGTAACAACCAATGTACTGCCGTCGGATACAAATGTGCCTGTGTCTAATAGATCTATACCGTTTGTACCGATTGACATTATTGACAAGTTAGATCCAAGTGTTGAAATGTCATTATCAAATAGTAGTAGATTATTCTTCAAATCAAGCGAGTATAAATCAGACGATACAATATCGTTATCAATTTTTACTACTACACTATCAACGCTTTGTGGCACAGATGGTAATGCAAAACTTGTCGAATCTCCATCGATCTTAAAGTTTGCTACACCTATTATACCTGTGCCATCTGTTGTTCTGTGATAAACTTGGATATCCAGTGTATCCAGTATTTGTCCTGGAACAAGTTCTTCTGGACCTCGAGAAGTTGTTGTTGTAACAAATCCGTCGCCGTCGATGTTTATCTCTCCGCTTGACACACCTGCTGCTGTAGTGTAAGCTAAGTTACCGCCTTCAATTGCTGTATCATAGCTGTCGTTGGTAGGAACAAAACTTCCATCGCTTGTGCTTTTTCTAATTACAACTACATCGCCGTCAACAATAGAAATTAGTTCTTCGTTTATAGAAACAACTGTAGTTTCACCGTCACCGACTAATGTTTGCATTAGTGCATTTGGATTCGAAAGTACTGTGCTGTAATCGTACTCAGGATCATCAATTCTAACGTTGTTTAGATACACGTTGTATTCAAGGCCGTCTTCTAATGGATTCGTTAGTTCGAATGTATTTGTACTTCCATCACAGACAAATATTTCATCGTCGTATGTATTACTAAATGTATCCCACGGTAACGCACCATATCCCGAAACGTCAAACCCTTGCTGAGTTCCAAAGTCTATACTGTCTAAAATTGTACCAGTGTAGTCAACGCCATCCATTAACTGAGACAAGTCTTTACCTAGCATTCCAGTTGAAGGATTGTAGAAAAAGTTAATTCTGTCAGCAGCCGACAACAGTTTAATATTTTTGTTGTACGTAATCTGTATCAAAGACTCGTTTGCTGGAGGATCCATAAACTCAATGTAACCGATTTCTCTGTTGTATGTTTTTGTTTTATCTGTAACATTTCCAACAACAAATTGACTTGATAGCTGCTTTACTCCATTTACACTAACAGAGTAAGTATTTGTTCTCAGATCGATTGGCCATTTAAGGTAGAACAATTCTGCGGCGCCAGTTCCTGTAAATGTCTGTGTTTCATCAAGTTCTGTAAACAAGTAAGAACCCGATACTCTATCAAATTTCATTCCAATGCGAGTGCTTCTTACAACTCCATTACCTAGAACTGCAACTGCTTTTGCTTGAGAACCACCCTCTGCTATACTGCCTTCTATTGTTATTTCAGGAGCAGTTAAATATTTTCCTCCTGTATTGTCAATGATAACCGACGAAACTCTTCCTCTGCTTAGGTACGCTCTTGCTGTAGTTCCGTTGTTATTATCAATTCTAACCAACGGTGTTGACGTATATCCGCTGCCGCCATCTGCTACATCGATTCTAATAATATCATAACCGTTATTATCAAGCCACGACTTGAATGGATATTCTAAGTATTTGTCAGCAATGCCTGTTAAAACTCCGTCAATAACGCTAATACCATTAGTCTCAATTTCTCTAGTTTCTAAGTTATAACTTGGAGGCAAGTCAAAGTCTGTAATCAGAGATTGAGTAGGCTCAGTATATGTATAAGAACTGATATATTCTCTAACCTTTGAAGCATACGGTTTTACTTCATTAACGTAATCTTCGTAATTTTCTAGGTTGTCATTTTTAAATGTGACAGACTGAGATAGATTTCCTAGATTGTGCTTTGCTCGTATAAAGCTAGTTTTAAATGCCCAATCTATGAAAAGTTGTTCGCTAAATGCATATCGTACACTAGCAAAGAATAATTTGTTCCACTCAACTTCTAAGTCACCAATGAATATGTCATCTCTTAGTGCAGTTAGTATGTTTCGTAATTCCACAACAGGTTCTCTGTCATAAAATGCAGTATCATATATGTTTGCATCATATCCACTTGTAGTTGTGATAAAGTCATAAAGTCTTGAAGCTAGTTGTATAGTTCCGTTTTCTCTGCCTATTGTTTTATAATTTATTGTATAATCTTCAGTTAGTTGATCATCAATTTTTTCTAATAGCAACCAACCGCCAGAACCAATAGTGTTAATTTTAACAACATCACCTATGTTATTATCTAACCCAAACAATTCGTATGATTCGTTTACAGTTTGATTTATTGCAGTTTGAGAACCGTATCCTGCTGCATACCAATTAGCATATGTCCAATAGTTTTGAGTGTTATACTTTTGACTATCAACTCTTGTCCACGATCTAGCCGATTTGTTATAATCGTAAATTGCCCAACGGCCTACTATTTCGCTATCAGACTTAACAAGTACACTAAACTTTCTTGGGGTTAATGTTGTATTGCTAGGATAATTTTTACCTTTTGATCTTACTAATACAGAAGTTATTTGTCCTAGATTATTGATAGTTGTTTTAAATATAGCCCCTGTTCCTGACGAGCTTGTAATTTTAATTTCAGGAGCAATAACGTAGCCTCTTCCAGGGTTTACAATATTAACAGAAATTATTCTTCCATCTTCGACAACTGGACTTAATACGGCTTGCTCAGTTTTTGCAACTATAACAAATCTTAAATCTTCCAAAGTATCGACTGTGGTATCATACCGTCCGCTGTTTTCATTAGGAATTTCTTCTTGACTTAGCAACATTGACATATCGTAGTTGTCTACTATCGAATTTTGCAACAATACAGAATTTGCTCTTTCAACAACTTGTTTTAGTGCTTCTGTTTTATTAATAAACATGCCCTGTCTTGGAGAATTTAATATACCATATTTTTGTTTAACAGAGAGTGCAGTATCGGGCACAGGTCTGTCGTTAATGTCGTATCCAATTAAACTATCAAACCACTTTGTTTCAACTTTTTCGTTAGGCTTGCTACTTGCTAAGTTTTCAGTTAATAGTTGATACTCAGAATGAATGTTGTTTATATTAGTCAGGTCATTTGTTATTGTGAAATGTAATGCAGTTTTTGTGCCTTCGATGTAACTACGGGCATTGTATAATGCAAATTTGTCTTGTCCAATTAGTGCAACAAAAGTATAACCAGTAGATGCAGGATCTTCAATTAACTTTGCAACATCAAACGCAGACAGTTTTCTGTTATTTTTAAAAGGAATAGTCTGAGGATTTTTAACCCAGAAGTAATACTTGTAGTTAAAAGTTCCTGTTTCTATGTTATAAACTTTACGTAAACTATATGCATTTAGATGTAGAGGAGTTCCAGTTATACCGTTAGCAAAGCCTTCGTTGGTTTCAGTAATTCTGTTATATTCATCCGGAGTTAAATCTGATTCAGTCCATTCATACACATCAATTGACGCACCATCAACTAATTTATTCCACCATGCAGTTCTGTACTGAGTAGTTCCTTGATAAGGATTGTACCAGCTAGCTTTAGAAATGTCCCACCACAGTCTTCCTACTTCCGATGTTGTCCATGAATTTAATTTGTCAACAAATACGTCAGGATAATTTTGATTTATATCTTGTTCAGCAACTGAGTAAACAGCTGGGTCATACCAAGTTTTATAGAAAATTTCACTATCGGCAACCCCGGCAATTTTTCCTTGTCGTGGATCTATCAAGTCGATTGTTCCAAATGTAGTATTCTTTTCAGTATTATATAAGAACACTTTCTTAATATATTTTACATCAACCTTATTAGTTTGCGATGTAATTGTTGACCAACTATTGGTATTTCTTTCTGCTCTGCAATCAACTAACATTCCAATTGTAGAGTCTTCATTTGTTATTTCTGGAAATCCTATATAGATATGGTTGTCAACAATTTTAAAATTAGTATTATCCTGTAGTCTAGTATTTCTTGTATAAATTAGATCTTCTGCGTATACAAAGTTATCTCCAATTTCCTGGAATACATACAACTTTCCTAAATCTTCAGCGACTGTCATAAATCTTGTAGAATTGTTATCAAATACAGTCGCATTATTATCAAACAACATTCTAACTTTTGAATCGCCGTTTTTGCTTGATATTACAAGTTTGTTACCAGCAAAGTCAATGCCGGTGCCAAACGATTCGTTATGTTCAGTAAACGGACTCGGAATAGATTGTTGTAAAGCAAATACACCGTTTACTTGTTTGTAAATGTATACTATTCCTGTATCAATTCCGGTTAAGTTATTATGTGGAGCACCAACAGCTATCTTTGTTCCTGTATCGTTTATTGCTAAACTAAATGCATAATCTTCAACGCTGTCATCAGTATCTATATACTGACCAAACTGCCAGCGACTGCCTTCGTTTCTATACAACCCAATTCTATTTAAAATTGTTGGATCGCCGTTTTGAGTTAGTCCAGTATCTAATGATCCCGATAACACTATCATATCACCTAGCGAATTAACATCAAAATTATATCCGATGCCTGTTGCATTTACCAATCCCGTACTATCACTATCGCCATCGATTACATCTACAGTATTAGGAATAAAGCCAACATGTTCGATGTCTGAGCTCAATGAAATCCAGTTAGTTAAGTCAAAAATTCCTGGTGCTAGATTTGTACTTGCTTTATAAAGATAGCCTTCGTAATAAACGATTTCGTCTACATAGTACTGTGTTGTTTCTGAGAAGGAACCTTTGTACATTCTATTACGTGAGTATTTCCAGTTGCTGTCGGTATACTCAACAAAATAAATTCTACCTGTGCTACTGCCCGGTGCACCTATAAATATTTTAGGTCCGCTGTAATGATTACGTATCTGTATATTAGCGCCAAAACGTTCACCGTTCATTGGATCCGGACTTGTAAATGTTGTAATTAGATTGTATAAACTGTTAGGTTGTTTTTCATATAGATATACAATACCTTGAGATGACAACCCGCTACTACTACCAGTAGCATCACCTTCTATCAAGTAAGTTGGTGTCCAGTCTTGCGACAAATCAGAAATTGTGCTGTTATCACCTGCAATAGTTTTATTTGCTTTCCATAGAGTACCACGATCGCTAACAATATCGCCTTCTGCGTAACTACCAGTAGGATTTAAAATTCCTACATAACGAGTTTTAACATTACCAGCATTTGGTGCTCCAACTGCAATGTACTTTCCGTCAGGACTAATTGCTACGCTGTATCCATACTTAGAGCTACTATCATGTATAGAAGTCGAAGGCAGGATCTCTTGATATTTTGTCTTTGCAATAGATTCGTTAAATCTATAATATAAGTTAACGTATCCGTTTACTCTGTCCGGCGAACCAACTACAATTGTAGAGTTTGAAGAAGATACGTCAAACGAAGATGCAAATCCGTCACCGTCGCCGGTTGGATTGATAGACTCTTCTTGCAGTGCAAATACCGAAGAGTGTTTGTACACAGCCCATTGGCTATCTACTGCATCATCTACCCAAATTTTATCACTCAAGTCATCTTGTACTTTATAGTACTGATTGTTAATGTCATTGGAATCAGCAAATCTTCTAGATCTAAAAATAGATACTACACCGCTAGAATCTTCGTAAGGAGTGTTAATATCAATACTAACCGGAGTTTCAGTTACAATGCTTACCTTATCTAGTACTACATCTACAATTTTATGAAAGCCATTTATGTTTAAATTGTTGTTGTATATTCCGATTATTTCATCTTTTTCAAATGGTACGTAGTTTTCAAACTGTAATGTAAATCCGCTTGGTGTTCCGTTTTCGTAGAACTTTCTATCAGTTGGAGTGTATGACTGAATCCCAATAATCTTTTGATCTGAGTTTACATGTCTTACTACATCCCATGTGTTGTTTTTTTCAACTATCCAAACGTGATTACCTAGCTCAACTTCTTCAATGTTTAAAGTTAGTAATTCGTCGTATGTGTTAACTACATAATCAACATCATCGTTTCTAACATATCCACTATCTCTTGTGAATGTTGTTGTGTTTGTAGTTAGAGGAAACGGCTTATGGGTATAATCGTCTGGCTTCAGATAAACATCATAAGAAGGAATTTCGTAAACTAAATCAGTTCTAGATGGTGACAAACTACTAACCAATTCAAAAGGTTGTGGCTCTAGTCTATACTTTTCTTCATCTATTTTGTATTCAACTTCTTTTATGTTATTAACCGAACCATACTGCCCAAGAGCAATAGCCCATTCTTCAAAGAATTCTAAACTATCTTTGTCCGCAGAGCTCAGTGCATCAAACAGTTTTGTAAGAGAATTTTTTGTTCCTTTTTCTGCAATAAAGCCTTGATAAAACTTATACTGACTTACGTCATCGTTAATGATGTTTGCAAGGTATTCACGCTTTTGATATCCGATTAAGTGTTGTCCTAAACGTTGTTGCTCTGTATCAAAGTTGTCAGTGTCTAGATCATAAAAATCAGTAAACTGATTAACTTTATAATCCCAGTTTGCATATAAAGACGGTGTCGGTTTCTCGTCTAGTAGATTCCAATGATTAGCATCAAAGTAATCAGTACTTGTGTGTTTCATATTTGAACTGTAATAAAATTCTTTGTATTTTACTAAGTCACCTATTGAATAGTCAGTCCATGTATTCCAATTACTAACGTATGCTCGATCGTAGAAAAATCCCGGTATGTTTAATCCACCATTCCAGTTGTCAGTTCTGTAACCTACTAACTTTATTCTTTCTTGTCTATATCCCGGAATCATATCATAAATGATATCATTAAAGACTGTAACGTTGTCTAATAGCACAACATGTTCTGTTTGTACTAACGGTAGTCTAACTAAGAAAATACCTTCGGCTGTTTGTATTGGTTCCAATCCGTAGGTATTAGCATTTGTTCTATATATAGAAGAAAATTCTTTAGATAGTCTCTCGCCAGTTCCTGTTAAAATGTTATAATCGTAAAAATTATCAAATATGTCATCAACCATATGATAATCTTTAGAGAATTTTACACTGTTTCCAACAGGACTTATTGTTATAACCGATCCAGTATCCCAACCTTGAGTAACCCAGAACATAAATTCTTTTGCACATAGACGCATATCTTCTACTGCTTGAGTTTCTGAATTATAATAGTCAAAGACGAATCCTTGCACTTTACAATAATTCTCGTAACCTAAAATAAAATCAACTACTTCTTGAATTGATGCAAATGTATATCCGTAAGGATATGCAACAACGCTATCTTCAAAAGTTGTTCTAAATACTGCACTTACTCCGCCAACAATAGGAAGTGAAGATAGTTTTGTAAACTTAGTTTCTTCAAACGCCGATGAACTTTCGTGTGTTACTTTTGTTCTATAATAGCTGTTTTCATATCTAACAATAATACCAGCTACATACTGCTTGTTTTCATCCCATTCTACAAACGACTCGCTTATTCCTCCAACGTTAACCACCGGATCAACATTTCTTTCTCTGTGAGGATTTATGTAAAACACAGATGATTCTTTATCATATCCTGATAAGATATATCCATTTTCATTTTTTTCAAATATCATACCACTTAGCGATGGAACATCTAATGCGCTGCTTGTGTTTAATACAATTTGATAGTTTTCCTCTGGTACAAAGACGTTTCCTTTGTTTAACGGTGTTCTGCTATCTAACACTAGTTTTAGTTTTGTTTTGTCAGCAAAACCACCTAAGTAAACTGCTAATTGTAAGTTTAGATTTTTTAGTTGTTCTTTATAAGAAGAAAAGTTTGCAGAATGTTTGGTTGTTATATAGTTGGCAACATAATTAACCAATCCAGATGTTTGTACTAACTCTTCAGTTTCTAGCGTACTAGGAAATACCAACTCGCTGAGTTGTATTCTCTTGTTAGTTTCTGTATAAACAAAATTTCCAGCAACGTCTTTGGAAATTCTAGATAAGTCAAAACCTATACCAAACAACTTAGAAGGTTGTAACAACACCCAGGCAGTTATAAATGCAAACGGAAATTCCGAGCTTCTTCTCCATGCAGTTTCGACGTATGCTTCATCACCAAATGCAAACTGACCTCTTGTTTTTAGTCTGTCAACATTTTGTGCTAATCCGCAGTCAACTGGACTTAGCAATTGTCCATATTCGTTTACAGGAATATTGTTTAACAATCCAGGTCTATAAAACTGTACATTTCGTTCTATTAGTTTGCCTGGCTGTCTAATAATTCCTTCTTGCAAGTCGTACCACAATACAGTGTTATTGTTTGTGTACGGGGCAGGTCCGTATACATCTTCCCACCAAGTAGGTTGTATTGTTAAACCTAACATTTCCCAAGGATGAGTGTGCGGTCTATCAGTATCAAAATAATGTTTATAGATACTTCTCCAAAATCCGTCTAGATTGTTTCCGTTTATATCTGAGCTATACTTGTAGTTGTAAGAAAATCCGTCGGAAATGTCCCACGCATCATTTTTTACATAATCCGGAGACCCTGCTACTTCTAACCATTGAGCAAAGTCTGATAACATTATGTTGTTTAGACTTTCTTTTTTAAATCCAGTGTCTCTGTTTACACCATTGATAAAATCAAAAATGTTAAGTTTAGACACATCATAGGACGACTTAATGTTGTTGTAAATTCTTCTTTCTAGTTCAAGTATTAGTTCGTCACGATAGTCATTGTATGCTAGTATTAAACTACCGTCGTGTCCTTGAATCATAGTCTGAGGAGTAGAATATGTAGTATCCACAATTAATGAAGGAATGTATTTAGGATACAATCCTAGTTTAGTAGGTGTAGGAGGAACAAATGTTCCGTTAGTGCTTTCAAATTCGTGTACTTCAACTGTATCATTTGAATCTAAATCTAATGTTACGTAAACAAATTCGTTTTCAAAAGTATAGTCAACTCCGTGTACTAACTGTTCACCATTTAAGTACACTAATATAGATCTAGTAGATAGTGTTTGTAAATTAAATGTCTTTGACATTGCAAAATACGCAGGTCCTGGATACTCTACAGTTGTAGATGAAACAGTCGATGACTGGTACCCTAACATATCACTAAAATAAAATGAGTTTGTTGAAGTTTTATCTTTGTTAATTCTAGAAAGAATTAAGTCTACATGCTCTTTAACTGAACCATGAAATCCTGAATTTTCTGCTTCGTTTAAAAATGTTCTTTTAAACTTAGCGTATTCTTTTTTTGCATATCTTATAGATTTAATAATGTTAGCATCTTTGTCTGTGATATGGTAAAGACCTAGCGGCAACGGACCTGAGTGTTGTATAAATTTGTTTCCATATGTAGATACGTTACCTAAGTCTCTTAAATTGCTTGCACCCGGAAACTCGCCTGCAAAGGTTCTAACATTTTCTATAATACTGCTAGCATGATCATTTACTTCGCCTAGCGTAAATACAGATAGGCTTTCGTTTAATGGATTTTTTTCAAGGTTTGACGGAATCTCGTAGAATCCGTTTGCATTTTTTGTTGCACTACTGTATGCTTTAATTACTAACGAATCGCCTACTGTTAGATCATTATTAAAAATTACAACTGCTATATTGTTAACATTTTCAATAGTATACTCACTGGTTAGTTTTTGTTTTTTTCCGTTAACATAAACATATACAACCAAGTCAGTAAGCGATCCACTGTTGTCAAACATGTCGACAGCAAAATTATTTAATTGTGTATCTACTATAGAATTTTTAATTACAAACTGTTTACTGTTTGCATTTGCTTTAACCCATCCGTTAACAAAAGAATAAGCGTCTCCTGAAGGATCATATAGTTTTAGATATCCTTTATCAGTGGTTACGCTTCCGCCGCGATGAACAGCAGACTGGTACTCAAAGGAATCGTTGGTTAAATCAAAGATAAATTGTATATCGCCGATATTGGCAATGTTTTGGTAACTTAATGGAAAACCTAGTTCAACATCATTTGACCCTGTACCTATTTTATAGCTAAAAACTTTATTACCAGCAAATGTTGATGCTGGATAATAAGTTAAATCATTAAAAGCTATACCAGTTTTATCAAACAAATCAAATAACGGGGTTTGATTTACTGATGTTTTTTCCTGTGATCGAGTCCAAGTGCCGCTTGTATAGGAAAACATTTTTCCTTTGTAGCTGTCACCATTTAGAATTAATACAGTTTCGTTTTTGTTAGGAACAGAATCTGCGGTTTCGATTAACGATATTTGTCTGCGACCGTTGTGTGTTATAAACCTTACTTCGTAAATTCTACCATTTACTAAAATGTCAGTGTCGGCTGTAAACAGCACTCTAGTACCGTTAACAAGATCAATGCCGTCAACGTTATAGCCTAGACTTCCTTCAATTGTGCTAAAAGCATCAACTGTAAATGTATCAACTACATCAACAGGCTGTTTTGCTTTAGTGCCGTGATTAAACAGTTTTAATCCTGCTTCAAATTCTATAATAGGTCTTTTTGCTCTAGCATCTTGATCGAGCACAATTTCGTTATTACTTGCTTCTGCACTTGCAACAATTACATCCTTGTGGAACCATCTGTTATATCGTGTCCACGGATTTTTATCAGCACTTGCTCTATTAATAACAATGTAATCTTTTGTTCCCGGAAAACTAGTTGCGTCTTCAAACGGATATATGTCAAATGCAGTGCCATCAAACGGAATGTTATATTCAGATGTAAAAATTGCAGGAACTTCTAGTGATTCGTCAGATATAAGAACGATTTTATTTCCTACACCCTCGACATAAAAATATTTTCCAGCATATGTACTTGGAGTTACATTACCAGCAAAAGACACTTTCATGCCGTTGCTTAATTCTACGCCATTGCTAGCTTTGTAGGTCTTTTTTCCAAGTATTTCAGTATCAACATTTATTGATGTGTTTTCTTCAATATTAGAAATATTAAAAATACCGCTAGTGTTAATGTTGTTTTTGCTTATATAATACAACGTTGACGGAGCGTTTGCAGGAATAGTGAATTCTATTATGCCCTTTTCAATAAAGGTTGCATCTGTAATTTTGCCATCTTCGTCATATTTTACAATACCGTCATTGTACAGTGCAGAAACGTTTTCACCAGCAGTGTAATCAATTCCTCCAGTATCAGCTAGAATGTATGAGCTGTTTTCTGTAAACGATCTATTTACAAAAAATGCAACAGGATGTCCCGGAGTGTTAATTTCAAATCTGTATGTTACTTCTTTATACAAGTCAAGTCTAGGATTTCTTGTAAATCCGTTAGGAGAAAATACATATGCATAATTGTCGCCTTCATCTGAAAGAGATATTGTATATGTACTAACAACTTCAGACGATTGTCCGGAAATCACGATAGGATCTGGACCCATCGGCAACCAATAATACTCTCTAAAGTTTACAAATTTATCCCAGTCTATGTGAGGGTTCCAAGAATAAAATTCCTGGCTATTTAAAATACTATGGTTAGAAACAGTTGATTTGAAACTTTTTAATTGTCCGAGATAATCTCTGTATCCTTTTAGAAATGTTACATTATCAAGTTCGTCCTTAGCAACCACAACTGGTTCGAATTGATAATTTTCTCTGTCCGCAGAGAAGTCTGCCAAGTAGCTATCTGATGCAGTCGTAGCTTTAGAAAACCGTCTACCAGCAAACGCACTAAGTTTTTCAACTACACCGGGGGTAGTCATTTGATCAAGTGTGCTGCTTAAAAACTTTTTGTTAATGTTTGTTCTAAAGTATTTAGGTAACAAATTAATAGATGAAGTGTTACTATTTCCGATAGGAAGTGGGAAGTCATCTTGTATATTGTTGTTTGCCATCAGTAAATGTAGCCTCCGGTTGTATTACTTGTTGTATTAAGTGTTGTACTTTGTACTCCACTGTTTGAAGTAGAAGTAGATGTAACAATTGACCCATCTGCTTTTAATCTGTCTGTAGTATTAGAACTTATTATTTCAACGTCGCTAACTGTTGCTCCGCTTATAAAAATTTCGTCAGTTTGAGGAGTTATTTCAAACAGGCTACCAAATGTACTTGTAGCAGATCTAGGAACAATAACTATGCTGCTAACGTCTGGTGCTAAATCTTTCATTATGTAAGACGACAGTTCAGAGAAGTAAAATGTTTCTCCAAAATCCCAATTGTCTAGTGCAAAGAATTTATTAATACTAGATACTACTCTAGATTTAATTTCGTTGTCATTGACTACTCTGTTAGGATTTTTTACAATTTTAAAGATTGCTTGCATGTCTGAATCTGCTTTACTACCAAATAGTATTTTATACTTTACAGGATGATAAACTATATCATCGCTGATACTTTTAACTTTGGCTAATTCTGCTCCATAGTTAATGAACAATTGATCGCTGCTAGGAGGCAACGGTTTGTCAATTGTTCCATCTAGATACTGTCTAAACAATGTATCGTATGAACGAGTTAACAAATACACATCAATTATATTGCTACTGCTTGGATCAATTCTATTGTTTTCGTCGCTAGCATGAATGTAATGAAACTTGATATTGTCTCTTCCTGTATATGCATTGTAATCGTATATTTGGGTTAGTGTGCCTGCTGTTCTGTTGTACTGTTTAAATGTGTCTGTTGACTCTATATAAAAAATTGTACCTGTTGCATACTCTGTTAAATTAATAGAACTTTGTGTAGGAGCTACAACTATATTTTCAGCTGTCTGATTAACATAAACAGTAAACTCGTTGTTGTTTATTATAGTTTTTTTAGTAAACACATATGTAGCATCGTTTACAATATCAGTGAATATGTCAGGATTATCAATTACGCCGTCATCGTCGCTATCATAGAAAACAACTTCTACTTTTTTTGTATCAACATAACCGTTTTCGTCTCGGTAATCACTTGCTATTTCCCAATCAAAGTCAACGGTAAACGGAATTAACTGTCCTGGCTGTTTGTTAATGTTGAGCACTGATATTTTATCTTTTACAATAACTCCGGTCTGACTATCATAAATCTTTTTATTATTGTCAAAATAGAATCTAATTTGTGCATCACTTTCGAATATGTAACGCAGTGATCTATATGTTACTGTATAAGAAAATCCATTTGTCTCAAATAATAATAACCAGCTAGAGTCTAGTTGTTGATTGCTAGTGTCTCCTGCTTGTCCTAGGCTAAAGTCATCATAAACATTTAGGTTGTCTTCGTTGATAACTTCCCACTGTCTGTTGTCTCTGTCGTATCTTAATCCAAATGTTCTATATGCAAATATTTCAGATATAATTTGTGTGTAAACATCATTTACAAGATCTTTTACAAATTTAGGTTTTACAGCATTTAAAATAGCACCGGTAGGTATAACATCGTTAAACACAATAGGTCCTAAACCTGAAGAAGTTAATGTTGTTCCTGATTCCGAAACACTTACAACCTTTACCCATTTATAAGTAACTGCATTTTCTGTATCAGCAGCGCCTGTTACTAGATTTCCGTCAACATCAAAATACTTTCCGGTTGGTGCAACAAATTTTACCATTGCTTCAGGTTCTAAAAATCTCAACGGACCCTCAGTAAATGTAGCAACTTGATAAATTATGTCGCTTGAATCTTTGATGTATCCTGTAGATCTATTGGTATCTTTGGTTACTTGATTCCATGTTAAATTGTATTCTGCATAGTCCTGGTTAGGATATTCGCTTAGATAAAAGTTTCTTACATTTTTGTCTTGGAACACAGGTATTATTTGATTTTGTAATACTGCTTCGATATCTGTTCTAGTCAAGAAATTAAAATTAATTTTCTTATCTACTTTTTCTTTAAACAGAACGCCATCGGTTGCAAACAAGTTAGTTGTAGAATATTTTCCTGTTGCATCTATTAAATCGTAATATCTGCTTATGCCAATTGAAGTTCTGTTGATCGATTTTACTTTAACGATTTCTTGACTTATTGCAAGTGGACCAATTGAATAATCTTCAGCAGTTATTAAACGGTTTTGAGTATAATAAGTTGCAGGAGCATTATTTTTTATGCTCTCGATTGTTTCAGTGCTGCTTGCATTAGTTACAGTTGTTTTCAATGACAATACAATAGTCAATGTTTCTGTTCTACCTATTCTACTAATGTACGGTATTCTAACTGTTACGTTAGTGATGTTTGCTGGAAGTATTGTATAATCTTTGTTTGCACTGATTCTGTAATAGATTCTAAACGATCCTTTTGGAAGTGTTCCAAAAATACCATCAGAGAAAATTAAGCTAACTCTATCATCTGTTCGTGTTGTTACTGTGTAGATGTTTTTAATCTTTTTATTTAGATTGTTATAAACAATGTTGTTGCCTTCTACTGCATCAACTTTGGTCCACAGCTCAGTTTCTTGTCCTGCGGAATCTAACTTGTATAACCAAACGTCTGTGTGATTTATGTTAGACGAATCAATGTCTATTGTTTGGTTAGGAACAGGAGAGTCAATTGTAAAATCTCCTCTGTTTAGTAACCCTTGTCTAAAGTGTGCAAAAAATCCTGTTGAATTACTTCCAGGTCCTTGACCGTTATCTCTATAAATGAACGCTAGAGAATTTCCGGGTAGCGGTGCTTCTTCTACTAAGTCGCCATTACTAATTGTTGTACTAACAATTTCGAAGTCTAAATTTGTATTATTAACTGACTTGGAAAAAGAGTATACAGGAGTAGTAGTAGATGCAGAATTGAATCTATATTGTTCTGTAGAAATGCCGCCTACGCTATCCAATTGAATAGGTCTGCCAAAAGTGTTTTGCACTGGCATAGCAGCATTTAAAACTTTAGTAAATTGTTCGTACCAATCGGTGTTTACACTGTCATTCCAAATAACAGTTTTTCCACTTAAATTTCTGCCAGCACTGTCTGTAATGTTTTCTGATGTGGAAACACTTTGAAATTTAAGCAAACCGTTACCGGCTTTATTACGCTGAGGATTATATGAAAGCAAACGTGCAAGTCTTAAAACACTTTCTCTGCGTTCAGCTAATTCGATAAAGTTTTCTCTTGCGTTTAAGTCAACTCTAAACGAAATGTTTTGTCCTAAAAACGCAATTAAATCGATTAACGCAAGATATTCCGACGATTCAATATAATCATTGAAGTCTTCAGGATAGTTTACTCGTAGATATTCAATCATTGTTCGACGTAAATTGTCAAAATCATATGATTTAAAATCTGCATACTTAAAACTTTGATAGATTTTTTTCCAATCTTCAGCAAGTAATAATCTGTTTTGTCTATCTGTAGAAGACATTGGCACGTTCCTTAACTATTAAAATATTTATCAGATTTAAAAAGTGCGCAGTTTTAAAGTAGACCGTTTTCTCTGTCAAATCTAAAAACTAATTCTTCACTTATACTGTAATCCAAGTAAAGTAAAGTACACTGTATTTGTAGTCCGTATTCATACTGATCAACTACTATATTATCAACTTTTACTCTAGGATCATAATTTACAATATCGGTAACGTTTTTTATAACGCTCTCTTTTAAGTCGTTTGTAAGAGGTTCAAACAGTACATCCCAAATTATAGTACCAAATTCTGGATTTTCTAATTTTTCTCCCATTCTTATATGAAAATGGTTAACAATATCTTGTTTAATTAGTGCAATGTCACTGCT